ATGTTTCCGTGTCGTAGAAGATCATCTATTCAGGCATCCCCATCGCAATCGCCATCAGTGCTGGCGGGATCTGAATCTTCTTGTCGAGCACTTCGTCGTAGTGTTTCTGTATGTCGGTCCAGAATTCAAGATCCGTGATCTCACCAGCACACCATGCCAAGGCCCGAGTCATGACACTGTAGCCAGCTTGATCTTTGATCTTACCCATCATTTCAAAGATCTCGGTCTTTGTCCGTAGTTTCTTCTGGTCAACACTCTTTGATTTCCGCTTTGGCTTGATGTCCAAAGAGCTTGCCGAACGGCCGGAAAGCTGGTGGTCCTTGATTTTGCGTACAGCCTCGTACATCTCGTCAACATCACATTGCATCATGAGTGTATAAAGGTCACGAATGTGTTGGTGTGTCAACACTTTATTTGCTGCTTCATGTTGGATATCTTCAGGAAGATCCAAAAGCATGAAACGAGTTTGGACCCAGCCCCGCTTCATGGAAAGAGCATCCATGACCTTTTGCTGAGAATACCCTGCTTCCTTGAGAGGCAGAAGTGACAGTGCTTCTTCAAGAATGTTGAGGTCAACACGTTGAAGATTCTCAGAAAGATTGAGAACGATTTGTTTATCCAAGGGCATCGATTCTTTGATGATACACTTGATCGTCGGCATTTGCATGATGACATGCGCTTTGTATCGACGAAAACCGATGATCAGTTTGTACGATTTATCGACGACATCTTCGGCAGCAATCTTCATGACGATCACAGGCTGTGTTAGCCCATTCTGGTCAATGTCTTGTCCGAGATCAACGACTGTTTGTGGATTGATCTTGCCACGACAATTGAACCCTTCGTCGAAGAGAATGTCGTCAAGTTTGAGAATAGTGATCTGGTCGTCCGATTCGTTATTCGACATCTTTGAATGCCTCCTGTAGTTCGCCCATTGTTACGAGTTCCATTTTCCGTTTCGCCTTCAAGTTCTCAAGCACAAGTGTGTCCGTCGGCAGGTGCATGTAATCAATAATAGTTGCACCACGATTGACATCCATACCAATACGATGTATTCGATCTTCGGCCTGTGTTCGTGACTCCCCGTTAAAGTCGTTTGAGTAAAAGATTATTGTTGAAGCTGCTGTCAATGTCAAGCCCATACCACCGGCTCCAGGCTGCGCGACGAATGCAACCTTTGGATATTCTTCTAACTGATCTTGGAAGACTTCGACGTAGTTTTTGCCCCTAATAACTTGTCCATCGGCACCCCTGAATTCGCCAGCCTTCTGGCCATCAACACGAATCGTTGCCCAACCTTGGCGTTGGCAGAAATTAATAATCCTCTCAATCGTACCAGTGAATCCACCGTAAATAACGATTCGTCCAATATCCGAATTCGCGTCAAGATCATCCTTGAGCTGATCTTCCTTGGGACACTTGACGTATTCTGGTTTGCGTTTTGTTTTGACTGATTCACCGAGACCTCCACATGTTTCACAGAGAACTGTAATTGTCTTCATTGGGATCGGTTCAACAATCTCGGTATTGATTTCAAAACTAAAGTCTTCTTCAACAGGTACTTGGATTTCAACATACTTTTCACCCTTACAGCCTGGGCAAATTTGCATCCCGACTTCTTCTTCCATGTACTGAAAGCCATCAGACAATTCACGGAGTAGAATCTGTACTGTTGCAGAACGGGATACCCGCTTCGTGATTAGTTTTGCAGCACGAAGTGTTGATACACTTGGCTCCAGTTCAACTCGTCGGTAATGCTTGTCGGGAAGATCCAAGCAGTCTTTCTTGAAGACAACATAGACAAGACCCTTGAGTCGGCGGTACAATGCTTCAACTTCATTGACACCAGCTTCAAATGGATGATACCAATCAAAGCCCATGTTCATTGGATCATGTTTGATGTCATCTTTGAATAGGCCACACTTATCACAACGATCAACACTGTCGCGCCACGCAACAAGATGCGGATACTTCCCACCAGTTGTAGGATTCTCACGGCTCTCAATTACTGCGAGGCGACGTTGGAATTTATGATGATTGCCTTCCCGGATGAAGCCAGGACAAGCAACCTCACATTGATTCCACCAGTCAGCAGGAGACTTGGGTGAGGGTGTACCAGACATGAGAATAACGTAAGCATCATCCTTCCAATCTTGTCTGATACCATTTGCAAGATCAACAGCCGCAATGGACCGTTTTGCTGTAGCAGTTTTGACTCGTGAGGATTCATCAAAGATCACACCTTGTGGTGCAAGTTTGCCAACTTCCCAATTCTCGACACGCTTACGCATTGCTTCATAAGTCATGAAGTCAGGAAGGATCGTACAATTCCATTTCTTGAAGTCATACATAACAGCACGCAATGCTGATCGTGGTGCAACATACCACCAATCAAGATGCCCAGATTCTTCCATGATCTCCATAACAGCTAACGTCTTGCCGGTTCCCATCTCACCGGCAATGACGCATTGTTTCCTGGTTAGACCATGAGCTTTCATTTCAAATTGTTGTGGGTAAAGCGGGCGATCAGATGTGACTTCGATTGGATCTTGATCGTAAAGTGCGTAAGGGTTTCGCCCCTGAATGAGGCGATCAAGTTGGAACCAGTTTCGTTGTGAGTCTTTTATTGACCAGATCTTACGAGGATTGTTATCATCATACCCATGATAATGCGAACCATCCATTGCCTTTATCTCGGCAACGAGGTATTTTGAATACTTGAATATAACGTAGAGTTTCTCGCCTTCCTTGACTATCTTGCCAGGAAGAAGAAGGTTCCTCTTACGTTTACCTGCCTTAACAGGTACTTGGAACTTGACTTCCAACATCTCGTGTGGCTCTCCGTCATTTCACCCTCAACGTGAATGTTCCATCCGGTAGACCATCTCTACCGAACAACTCAAAAACCTGACGCAATCCCCCTCGTTCAAAGAAGAGAAAACAAGTGTTCAAAAACAATCTTACACCGTATTCGTTCTTATCGGTGCACCCCTTTATGATTGCTTTTGTCCATTCATTGATACTACCACTAATGAATCCAGTCTTTGCTGCTTCGTCCAGCACAATTTGAAGATCACAAAACCGTCTGATGAAATGTATTGTTCTAGGGTTGGACACTTTGAACATGAACCCCGCATGTAGATGCTTGGTCAGCCCATTTGGCATCCGAAGACGAGCAAGGCCGTCAGTACCTTCTTGTTCAAGATCGGCTAGGAATACAATGAAAGTCGCCATGTCGTCAAGATCGAGGTTGACTCTATCGGCGGCTCTTAGTGGATTCCTGTCCATGTGGATTTCGCAAAACGCAGAGATTGCTCCCCGGTTTATTGTTGGCATCATCACAGGTTCTATGTCCATCGTTTCAAACATCGTCCATCCTTGAATATGGGGAGCCGGGCTGTTACACCCGACTCCCCAAGATCAACAGTTACACAGCGCGTTCATCGCTGGGTGCTTCTTCGGTCTCAGCCGAAGATACCTTCGGATTCTTGAACTTCTCCACCTGTTCCACAACGTCCTGCTTGGTCGGCATCTCCGTGAACGGAGCACTGGACGCTTGGATCGTGGGAACAAGCCACTTGTACTTGCCGTTGTCGGCCAAACGTTTGCCCAAGACTGCGGGCTGGTTCGCAAGAGCCTGGACGTTCTTGGCTTCCTTGCGGGCCGATTTCGAATTCAGATGCAGGGTTGCAAACCGTTTGATGGAAGGCACCCAACACAAGAATTCCACGCCGTAGACACAGCCCGAATCCTGCTCAAGCGAGTCTTCCATGATCTGCTTGAATTCGTCTGACTCAGGATCGAAGTTCTCGACGACGACTTCACCAAGTCGTGCAGCCTTGGGCCGTGCGGCCAAAGCCATGACTTGGACTTCGGGAGTCAGGTCGATGAAATCATCCTTGGACGTGATGTAGGCCCAATGACCTTGTGCGATCTTGTCTTCCTGGACAAGACCAGAGTTACCCGAACACAGTTGCAGCCGACTGAGGTAATCACCAGTCTTCGCAAGCGAGTCCAAAACGTCGTCGGCGACGAAAGCATCAGTCGTCGCAAGATCACCAGCTTCCGGGTCAAATACTTCCATTGCTTCTTCCTTCTCATCACCCATTCTTGTTTCTCCTTCTCCGTTTCAAGATCCAAAACACCAGACACAAAAGAGGTCGGGAGAGCGTAGCAAGGATCAGAGGGTGCCGATCCTTAACTACGCTTCCCGACCGCCACACGAGTCGCGTTACTTCTTGGCCGCTTCTTCGGTCTTGGCCTCACGTTCCTTCTTGATCGTGTCCACCTTCGCTTCGGCGTCGGCGAGCTTCTTGTCTTCGCGCTCGACCTTGCGCTGCTCGGCCTTCTCGGCGTCACGAGCCTTGCGCTCGGTGTCCTTCTCACGCTGCGCTTGCTGCGAATCCGGGTCCATGTTCAAGATCCACTGGATCGCCAGGGCGAATCCGGCCGCAGGCGTCTTCGGCTTGTGCTTCGCGACCAAAGCCTTGCCGACGGCTCCGTTTTCCAATTCTTCCTTGATCGGCGTCAGCTTCTGAAGGAAAGGATTGGGAACGAATTCGGCGGGACCGGCTTCACGGCCTTCGCGTTCGGCCTTGCGGAGTTCCGCGATGCGAAGTTTGACGATCGGCCCGAACTCGGCCGGCTGCATCGTCAAGGCACGTTCCAGGAAGTTGACCTGCTCTTCTTCCGGCAGCTTCGCCAACACGTAGGCGTTCGGAAGATTCATGTTGCCTTCGTCAACTTCCTTGACGATGGCTTCGGTCAGCTTCACCAGACCGAGACGGTCACGAATCCATGATCCACTCTTGCCGACGGCCGTGGCAAGTTCGTTCTGCGTCATCGCAGGGTTGTACGCCAAGATCCGCTGCAACTGTTTCGCATACTGGACGGGCTTGGTTTCGACCTTGTGGATGTTCGCGACCAACTGAGCCTTGAGCGTGGCACAGTCATCGAGATCGTGAACGATGCACGGAATCACTTCGAGGGCGGCGTCGAGGGCTGCGGTATGGCGGTGCAAACCATCGACGAGCATATACGGGAATTGATCCTTGTCTTCATCCTGACTTTCGCGCACCGAGATCGGCGTGATGATGCCCATTTCCCGGATCGACGCGACCAATCCTTCGTACTCATCGCTCTGCTTGTTGACAGGGCGAAGTGCCGCAGGATTGGCTTTGATCTTCGCCAGTTCCAACGTCATCAGTTGTCCGGTTGCCGTTCCATCAGTCATCGATCTTCTCCTTTTGAATCTCTAGAGATTCGCCTAACAAAACCCTAAAACCCTACCATAACACTATGGATAGAGTGTCCTGCACATTATTATAATACGCTCCTTACTGGAAATAGTAAAGTAAATTCTTAAATTTCTTGTAAGTCCTTTGGTGGCAACGACTTACAAGAATTTACTTACTTACTGGTTAAATTTCCCCTTTAATAAAAGGATAGCAAATTTCATGCCATATAGTAGACTTTTTTTCTTAGTCAGTCAGTAAAGTTATAAGTCCTTGTCAGTTAAGGACTTACATTTTTTACTTTACTTTTTTCAGTAAAGAGCGTATTATAAAACAAGTGGGAATAGTTGGAAGATGTTAGGGTCGTGTTAGGGAATCTCTGGAGATTGGATCTTGCAGCCTACAAGGACGCAAGCTGTCAAGAATTTTCTGACTGCTAAGACGCATTCGGATCTTGCAGCATTGTACTCACACGATATGGAAGTGCAAGTAAATGTTGCACAAGATCAGGGTGAGTTACATGAAGACACTTATAGAGGCAAGGCTTGGCGTGGCTGGATAGACCCAGCTACCGGCGAAATCTGGAAAAACTTCCGAGTACCTTACAAAGCAAAATCTGAGCCTGAATACCAAGATCGGCCGATGCGCTTTAACCTTGAAGCACACACCGAAGGTATTGGGATGACAGGATGGGATTGGGTTGCCCGATGCTCACGTTGGGTTGCCTTCGACTTTGATGCAATTGTCGGGCATTCAGACAAACATACATCCCGCCTTGAAGACGATGAACTCAAGAAGGTTGAGAAGGCTGCAACGGATATTCCTTGGGTCACGGTCCGAAGATCAACAGGTGGCAGAGGGTTGCACCTGTATGTCTTCCTTGAACCTGTACCAACGAAAAACCACAACGAACATGCTGCACTAGCAAGATCGATCTTGGGTACGATGGCTGCCATTACTGGATATGACTTTGAATCCAAAGTGGATATTTGTGGTGGTAACATGTGGGTGTGGCATCGCAAGCTCACAAATGAAAACCGTGGTCTGGAGTTAATCAAACAGGGAGGCAAGTTAGCAGAGCCTCCAGTCAATTGGCAAGATCATGTTAAGGTTGTAACTGGAAAAAAGAGGAAAGCAACACCTGCATTCATCATGGATGGTATGTCCGAGATGGAGCAGATATTTGCTGAACTCACAGGACAAGTTGTCAAGATCACTCTGGATGAAAGTCACCAACGATTGCTTGCACATCTTGATGGGAATAATGCTCGCTGGTGGTGGGATCAAGATCATCATATGCTTGTTACCCATACCTACTTCTTGAAGCAAGCATACGAAGAATTGAATCTACGTGGGATCTTCAAGACAAACTCTGCTGGAACTGAAGCACCAAATGACCACAACTGTTTCTTATTCCCAATGAGAAACGGAGCATGGGTCGTCCGACGCTATTCTGTTGGTGTAGGGGAAGACGCTACTTGGGACCAGGATGCATCAGGCTATACTCGATGTTTCTTCAATAAGGCACCGGATCTTGAAGTTGCTGCTCGGGCCTTTGAGGGTGTCGAAGATCCAGCAGGTGGGTTTGTTTTTCGTGAAGCCGAATCAGCAGTCAAAGCAGCAGAGTTATTGGGTCTTAGTGTTGAATTACCCACTTGGATGATGGGACGTGAGGCCAAATTAAAAGTTCACACGAAAACAGGCAGACTTGTATTTGAAATGCCTCAAGAAGACGGTGATCTACACAAAGCACAAGACGGTAAGATGGGTGGATGGTTGCCGAAGAAGAAACTATGGACAAGAGTTTTCAATAAGAAGATTACGA